CAAAAAGAAGATGGTGTGTATTGGTTCGTTAAGAAAATTCAGCAGGATATAGATCTTGCTGATGAATACATAAGTAAGATTCAAGCTGAGAAGAAGAGAAGACAAACTGCAATAAAGAGTATGAAAAATATGGTAATAGATGCTAATAAAACAGCTGGTCAATTACCTAAACATTCTGAGTTTAATCCATTAAAGATATTAGAATCTGCATCTGTAGAGATTATAGATGAAAGCAAGATACCAGATCATTATTGGGTTGAAGTAATGACAAAACGACTTGACAAAAAACGAATACTAAACGACTTAAAAAAGGGCACGAAAGTGCCTGGAACTGACATAAAAAGAACACCTTATGTGAAAGGACTAAAATAATGAACTTAAAGAACACATCACCATATGCAGAAATAAGCAAAGAA